GAAAGAGGAACACGCATTCTCTCATGCTCAATTGTTCCAGCTTTATTGTATCTTACCAATAACAAATCATTGAATAGTGTGCCAAAAGCAACTACTACTTTACGAATTGTTCTATTATAAAAATGTGAATTATTTAACATTAGGCTTCACCAAAAGGATTATTTTCCGTGAAGTCTAATATTCCATCAGCTTCAGTTTCTATTCTAACATTGTCTGCGATATCTTCAAATATACTATTACCAACTTGTGAATCATCATTGTATGATATGGACCTTCTCAATGTATTACTTGTATTACCGCGAACATTACCAGTAACAAAAGAGCCTTGTACCCGAATAATATCAACTGATGAATGTGCAGTATAAGAATAAACAATAGCTTGTGCATTTGCTGTCGCTAATGAAGAACCTTGATATATGATTTCTCCAGGAACAAAAGAGCCAGTTCCTGCAGGAAACACTGTTGTATTTGCGAGAGGCAATGATGAACGTTTGTAGCTATCAAATATCTGGTTATCAATTTCATCAACGCCAGTGGAGATAATTTCTTCACTAAAGACAAACTGTTTCAACTTCAAAGCATACACATAAACATTGCCGCCGCGACCACGACCTAATGTGTAGAACATTGCTTGATTGTTTTCGTGTTCTACAAACGATATCTCAAAGAAATTTTGTAATAGAGGAATATAAACTAAGTCGCCTTCTCTAGGTCTAATTAAAGATGTACCTAAAGATGCAAATCTTCTACGTGACATTAGTAGTGTTACTTCATCTCTAATCTCTAAACCAAATTTGGATATGAAGTCGCCTTCGCCATCCATACCACTAACATTTTCCAAATACATTTCAATTCCGTAAGCACTACGAAATTCTTTTAATGTATCTTCACCATAGAGCATATCTACTTGGTCTCTTGTCGTTTGTGGAAGATAATAAACATCCATGCCATGAATTTGCATAGCTTCAATCACCAAATCTTCTACTAGTAATTGCTCACTAGTTATTTGATGTTGTGGAAAATTATTAAAGTAGAAATTCGTTGGCATGTTTAGCCCATAAAGATTTCGCTAGGCATACTGCTGATGGTATACATTTCTTCTTCTAGTTTGTCCAACTCCACTTGTGCTTCTTGCATGATTCTTGGACCATCTAGTGTTACACCACCAGGCATTTGAATGCCAGCAAACTTAGAAAGATTGGTACCCCATTGATATTTAATTTTAGCTGTAGCGTAATTCTTCAAAAATTTATCATTCCAAACATCCGTAACACCAGCTTTTGTCGCTGTATTAGCTGTAATGTTTGTTGTTAAACTACTTGCAATAGTAATACTTGTCGGAGAATTGATTGTACGAATCTGAACTTCTTGACCACTAGATAGTGTAATAATGTCGTTTTCAATAACTTCTTGGTCAAATATTGTTCCTGTTCCAGTCAAAGTATTGTTGCTTGTTGTGCCAGTTATTGTACCCGTCAAAGTAACTGTATCTGGGCGCATCGCACGATAGCACTCCACAACAACATACTGACCAACCTGTAAGTCTCTAGACCAATCAATGTCTAAGAAAATCTTATTTTGTTTACGGTTAAATCTGAATAGTGGTGTACCAGAGAACAATAGATTCAATGTGCGAATGTGTTGCATGGTAATTTCATATGACACATACGACACGGATGTGAAGTCATACAAATCATGCAAACGCAACTGATAGCGCAAGTCAAACATATTGACCGATGAAGAAGACTGGTCAAATGGTATGATTCCCGTAACAAAAATTACTGGATCTGGGCAATAAATCCATCTGCGGTCAATATCAGCTTGAGTGATTTGATGCTTCATATACATTTGTTCGCAACCATCAAAATGATAGTCTTCAAAGAATTGTAATGCATCATCAATTCTGTCTTCAACTTGGTCATCATCCACATTGATTTGGATTACTGGATGACCTAATCTGCGTAGGCAGTAGTCTTTGAATGTCGCTCTAGTTGTGGGTTTAGCCATTTATAGTTCCCAATAGTTTTATTATCTATTTATACTATTACAATATAGCAATATTACCCATTTCCTAATCTTTTTCAGTTACAATTATAGCAACTTTGTCAACCCAAATTAAACGACCATAACAGGCAATATTCCATTTAGTTTGGCCATATTCCTCAGTACATTCAGTAAAAGTCTCGCCTATAAGTCTAACATCGGTAGCTAAATGTTCTACTCCATTCTCAAAAATGCGCCACACCAGATCGGAGCCATTGTGTTTGGTGTTAAATCTGATGTGATACTTTTTCATTTTAGTCCGAGTTCTTTGCGAATGTTTGTTGCAGAAATTGCATGTGTCGCATCATCAAAAACTTCTTGTTCAATTTTGTAACCCACATCTCTACCATATGTGATGTTTGTGATGTTTGGCACCAGTAATATTTCATACTGACCTTGATAGACTGGATCCAAATCTCGTTTGATAAATTCTTTAACTTGATTAGCCTCAAAAGGATTTGAACCATTCCATCCTTGACAATCCCTAATCATAATGCAAACTTGCCCAGTCTTAGCAATTGATCTATCAAACAAAGCACGATGACCTGGATGCCATGGTTGCCAACGACCCAACATCTCAACAGTTTCTTTTTTCCAATCAAATGTTGGTCTACGGCGATCATAAAGAATATGTTCACCAACAAATTCTACCCACTTCTCAGCATTCATTTCTGTGATACGGAAATCATAAACATCTGGTGGTGTAAATGCTTTGTTAGTATCTTCATATCTTCCTGCATCAATTGTATCCATCCAAATGGTCCAATCTGCTTTGAAGTTATTACGCATCTCTGGTAAAGGCGCAACAAAATCACAAATAACAAAATCGCCAGTGCATTTGATTGCAAAATCTAACATTCGCAAACTTTGACGAATGCGACCTTCTTTAGAAAAATCCCAATCGTTAAATTTTCGGCGAACATCATCAGCATTAAACCAATCTACTTTTGATTTGTAAGTAGCTGGCATTCTTTCCATTTGATCCATACGCCATTTTGGCATACTGCTTAAACTGCTATTTTGTTCCAAGTACTTTTTCAATCTCTCAGCAAAATAAGTTTTACCTGATCCAGGCAATCCCATAATAAGTATTCTCATATTCATATTAAACTCCAAAAATTATTTGTACAATGTGGAAAATCTTCCTGGCTTATGCACTTTGATAAAAATATTAACGCTTTCCGCAACATTGGCCATAGTGTTTAAGTTTATATCTAGTTGTTTTGGACCAAGAAGACCTTCTTGTTGTTGCTTTAACCAATAACCAATAATGTTATGCGATACATCATAAACTTCAAGATCAACATTATTCATTACACCAAATGTACTATCACTTAATCCTCTTTCAATCGATTCGTGATTAACCTTTTGGTCAAATAACGCAAATGTTTTAGGTGTTAATACTCTAACATGTGTATAGTCGTTCCATTGATTGTCACAGCGATGATGCGGTACGTTGATATACCATTCGGCACCATCTTTACTGACACGGTACATCTCTTTAATAATTTTTGTAAAGACTTTTGGATCTTGTCCTAAGTGTTCTAAGATATTATCTGCGGTAATCTTTTCAAAAAAATCGTCTTCATATGGCCAAGGTGTTACTTCAAAATCTAATACTTCATCTGGATTACATTTTTTTTCAACGTCTACATTCCAATGGTCGTTTAGTTTTTTAAAACCACATCCCATATTTAATTTTGTTAATTCGGGTGTCATAATATTTCCTTTAAATCCAAGCATTCCAAAAAATTTCTCTGTTATATTGTTCGTATAGTTCTAGTCCAAGATACTCAACACAATTTACTGTTGTTTTATCTAGAGAGTTTTTAATTTTATGAAGATTTGGTAAACCAACTGCAAGATCATTATATTTTTCTTCTTGAGTGATGTTATTGAAATCATGTTCATAATTATCTAGTTCCAAAAATTCATAGATTCTTTTCATCTGTGCTTTTGGTGTGTTACACAATCTATTATAGTCTACAAATAAAAGTCTATCTAGATATCCCATAGTGACAGCATCTTTTACATTCCTATGATTTAGTCCAAGAACACCTCCTGGACCAGCATAATACATTGCTCTTGATGCTATGTTTGATCCTGGTCCTAAGTTTGAATCAACACCAGTAACAAATAATGGATTACTTCTTCTCATTTTTTCAAAAGAAGATAATATTTCTGCTGGATTTCTAACACACACAATCATCTTCATTTTTCTTTGTAGAATTTCTTCTAACACTGGAATATGTGAAATCCAAGTCCTGTCTTTATCAATTATGATTGGTTTATCAATATGTGAATGATAACCAGCAAGTACTCCTTTGATTACACCAATCTTAGCTGAAGTGTTTGTATATTCTTTGTTAGCTTCAAAATTATTCCAACCATAATTAATATTACCAACAAGTGCCGATAAAGAACTTACCGCTTCACCATGAATTTTTGGATTTTGTTTGAAGATATTAGTGAGTAAAGTTGATCCTGATCTAGGCAAGCCAACAATAAAGTGCAAAGTTTTTTGATTTTCCATAATTTTTCTTTCCAATAAAATAACAATAATTAAGTTTCATTATAAGTTGAACAAAATTTTTCCAACTCATTTCGTATTTCCAAAAACGGCTCATCCCATTTTCCAAAAGTTTGTTGCCTAAAAACAGTTGTTGTTTCTTCATACCAAGGACTATGTTTATCCCCATGTGCCCAAATATGGTATGGTAAAATAGGCAATATCACCCACGTTGGTTTGCCCATTGCTGATGCAAGATGTGCTATACTAGTGCATGACGTTATGACCAAATCAAGATTTTCAATACATGCCGCAGTATCTTCCCATGATATTAATAAATGTTGTAAGTCACTTATTTCATCAGGCAATTCAATTAAATCGTTATCCTTTTGTAAAGAATAAAATTGTATGTCTTTAAAATCTTTATGTAGATTGATTAAGTTTTTAGGAGAGAATACTCTAAACTGTTGATGTTCAAACTTTGGATTACCACTCCAACGAATGCCTACCTTAAGTTTTTTAGTATTCAACATATTTTTCCACAAATCAACACTTTCGTGTTTTGCAAATATATATGGTTGATTTGGCATTGTGTCTACGGTATGACCAAATAACCAACTACAACTAAAACCTGGAATCCAAAAGTCGTGATATGTTGATTTTACCTGATTCTTTTTTATACATGAATGCACACCAGGTATACGTGAAAATAAAGAGTGCACCGTTTCATCACAGCATAGAATACATTTGCCTCCTCTGTTCCAGATTTCGGTGGCAAATCTAGCGTAAATCATATTATCACCATAACCTCCCTCAAGATTAATGATGACCGTTTTTCCGGTTAAATCGCTTTGATCCCAAATAAGTTTTGTTGTAGGTAGTTTTTCATTTCCATAAACTTTTAAAGGTCGGCCATATTCAAGACATTGAAAGCCCTCTTGAAATTTACCTTGATTGATAAGAAACCAGCCTCTATTGAATAATGCTCTAGGTTCATTAGGCATTTCTTCATAGAGTTGTTCACATATTTTCCATGCTTCATCAAATCTGCCTCTTATCATTAAATTTAATTGTTGGTCAATTAAATGCATATTAAAAAATCTCCATAATATTTTTAAACTATCAAGTATATATAACGCTTATTTTATTCCTACTGAATGAGCACCGCCCATGTCAATTGCCATCCAAGAGCCTGAACCTATCTGTACTGGTGATGATTTATTGTAATAAGTTCCATCACCTAATCGTCCGTCAGAGTTATATCCCCAAGTAAATAATTTTCCATCTTGTCTAATAGCGCCCACAAAATTTCCGCTAGCAGATGCGGAAACTGCTGTCCAAGAACTTGATCCTATTTGTATTGGTGATGGATAACCGTAGAAGCTACTACCTCCATTGCCAAGTACTCCATAAATATTAAGTCCCCAACTAAACAATAAACCATTCGATTTAATAGCCGCTGTATGCATACGACCAGCACTAACTGCTGACCAAGAACTTGATCCAACTTGTACTGGCGATGGTCTATTGTAGGGGCTCCCAGCATATCCATCGCCTATTTGACCATAAGAATTTGAGCCCCAAGCAAATAACGCTCCATCGGATCTAATAGCCGCGGTATGATAACCACCAGCACTAACTGCTGTCCAAGAACTTGATCCTATCTGTACTGGTGAAGAATAATCATATTGATTACCAAGCCCCAATCTATAATAATATCCACGACCCCAAGCAAATAATCCACCATCTTGTCTAATCGCCAATGTATGATAAATACCAGCACTAACTGCTGACCAAGAACTTGATCCAACTTGTACTGGTGATGATCGCGGATCAGCAGGTGACGGTCCTCCACCTATTATTACTGGTGATGACCTATTAGTAGTAGTTTTATCACCAACTTGGCCATCATTGTTTTGACCCCAAGCAAATAATAAACCATTCGATTTAATAGCCGCTGTATGCTCACGACCAGCACTAACTGCTGACCAAGAACTTGATCCAATTTGTACGGGTGATGATCTAGTAGTAGTAGTTCCATCACCTAATCGACCGTAATTGTTATAGCCCCAAGCAAATAATAAACCATTCGATTTAATAGCCGCTGTATGATTACGACCAGCACTAACTGCTGACCAAGAACTTGATCCTACTTGTACTGGTGAATATCTGTCAACGCCATAATAAATACTACCCAATTGAGCAAAATTATCTTTACCCCAATTAAATAATAAACCATCGGATCTAATAGCCGCTGCATGATAACCACCAGCACTAACTGCTGTCCAAGAACTGTATCCTATTGGTACTGGTGATGAACTACTAGTGAAAGTTCCATTACCTAATTGTCCGTTGGGATTTGTTCCCCAAGCAAACATCTGATCTGCTCTTAAGCCCGCCGGCGCCGCTGCAATGGCTACTGTAAATTGCCAGCCCGCAGAAACGTCTTTCCAGTATTTTACACTACTGGCAAACGATGGACCAGTTATTCTTATCGGTGAAAATCTAGTAGTAGTAGTTCCATCACCCAATTGACCTAGACCATTTGCTCCCCAAACCCATAGGGTTCCATCCGATCTAATAGCAGTGCCATGATTAAGGCCAGCTGATGTTTTTTGCCAATATAATCCATGTACTACATTTTTTGGAGTTGTTCTGTTGAGTATTGAACTATCGCCCACTTGCCCAGCATCATTTGAACCCCAAACATACAACTCATTATTCACGGTAATTCCTGCTGTACAAAATTGACCAGCACTAACTGTTGTCCAAGAACTTGATCCAATTTGTACGGGTGATGATTTATCAGTTGTAGTTCCATCACCAAGTTGACCCTGGGCGGCGGTACCCCAAGTAAATAATTTTCCATCCGATCTAATAGCCGCTGTATGATAACCGCCAGCAGAAACTGCTGTCCAAGAACTTGATCCTATTTGTACGGGAGATGATCTATTGTAATAAGTTCCATCACCCACTTGACCATTCATATTCATACCCCAAGCGAACAATTTTCCATCTTGTCTAATAGCAACTGCATGTTTTCTGCGAATACCAATTGCTGTCCAAGAACTTGAACCAATTTGTATTGGTGATGGATTAACGTAAGGAGCTCCATAAGTTCCATTGCCTAATTGACCATAATTATTATTACCCCAAGTAAATAATTTTCCATCTTGTCTAATAGCCATTACGCTTGCATATCCAACATTGACTGCTGTCCAAGAACCTGAACCTACTTGTATCGGTGATGTAATACTATAATACCCATAATTTCCAGTACCTTGTCCTAAACTACCACTGCCGTTCCAACCCCATGTCCATAAAGTTCCATCCGATCTAATAGCCGCTGTATTATACTTACCAGAACTGACTGTTGTCCAAGAACTTGATCCTATTTGTACGGGAGATGATCTATTAGTAGTACTTCCATCACCAACTTGCCCATATTGATTTCTACCCCAGCCAAACAATAAACCATCTGATCTAATACCAAACGAGGTCTCGGCATGCATAACTGCTGTCCAGGAATGTGTTCCTAATTGTACCGGTGATGATCTTTTAAGGTTGGAGTTTCCAGCAGTTCCATCGCCCCATTGTCCATCGAAATTGCCGCCCCAAACGAATAATGTGCCATTCTGTCTAATAGCCATCGTGCCTTCATATCCTGTTGAAACTTTAGAATAGAAAACATCCGGAACAGAGATAGCTCCTGTTCCTATTAATACTGGTGAACTCGTTGCTGCAATATTACTTGGACCTGGGCTAGAAATTACGACTGGCGATGATCTACTATTTGTAGTTTGATTGCCCAATTGATAATAGTCATTTCGACCCCAAATATAAAATTCTCCATTTTGGTTAAAAGCTCCTGTATTTCCGTATGAAGCGGAAACTGCTGTCCAAGAACTTGATCCTATTTGTACTGGTGATGATCTAGTAGTAGTAGTTCCATCACCTAATTGTCCGAAATTGTTATAGCCCCAAGCAAATAATGATCCACCGGATCTAATAGCGGCGGTATGATGTTGTCCTGCAGAAACTGCTGTCCAAGAACTTGATCCTATTTGTACTGGTGATGATGTTACTGGAGTAGCTCCAGTGCATTGTCCTTCAAAATTTCGACCCCAAGCAAATAATCCACCATCTTGTCTAATCGCCAATGTGTGTTCGCCTCCGCCAGCAACTGCTGTCCAAGAACTGGATCCTATTTGTACAGGTGAATATCTATTGGTAGTGGTTCCATCACCTAATGGTCCCCAGTTATTTCTTCCCCAAGTAAATAATGCTCCATCTGATCTAATAGCAACTGCGTGAGAGTATCCTGCAGAAACTGCTGACCAAGAACTTGATCCTATCTGTACTGGTGACGTTCTATAAGTAACAGTTCCATCACCCAATTGTCCACTTGGATTTGCGCCCCAAGTAAATAATGCTCCATCTGATCTAATAGCCGCATTGAATTTTTTACCACCACTAACTGCTGTCCAAGAACTTGATCCAATTTGTACTGGCGATGATCTATTAGTATAAGTTCCATCACCAAGTTGAGCATAAAGGTTTCCGCCCCAAGTAAATAATTTTCCATCTGATTTAATAGCGACTGTGTGAAATTGACCAGAACTAACTGCTGACCAAGAACTTGAACCAATTGATACTGGCGACCCTTTCGTGACGGTCGTTTGATCGCCCAACATTCCATAAACATTTCGGCCCCAGGTCATCAATCCACCATCTGTTCTAGTAGCAACTGTGTGATATGTACCTGTTATAACGGATGCCCATTTAAGTGATGGAGTGGTGCCCAATTGTCCGGCACTGTTACTACCCCAAACATATAGTTCACCGTCCGATGTAATAGCTTGCGTATGAGAACCACCAGCACTAACTGCTGTCCAAGAACTTGATCCAATTTGTACTGGTAATGATCGCTCACCACTCTGTCCATTACCAAGTCGCCCATCAGTCCCTAAGCCCCAAGTAAATAATTTTCCATCCGATCTAATAGCCGCTGTATGATAATCCCCAGAACTAATTACTGACCAAGAAAAAGGAGCTTCATAAACTGAATTACCCAATTGACCAGAACCATTATCACCCCAAGTAAATAATTTTCCATCCGATCTAATAGCCGTCGTATGACCTCCGCCAGCAGAAACTGCTGTCCAAGAACTTGCTCCTATTTGTACGGGTGATGATTTACGGATTTCAGTACCATCACCTAATTGGCCAGAATTATTACTACCCCAAGCAAATAATAAACCATCCGATCTAATAGCCGCTGTATGATAACCGCCAGCAGAAACTGCTGTCCAAGAACTTGCTCCTATCTGTACAGGAGATGGTCTATTGTAATCAGTTTCATATGGAATTCCATCACCTATATTACCAAAGTAGTTACTGCCCCAAGTATATAAAAAATTATCTGGTCCAAAAGATACGGAACCTAAGGCTGCAAAGAGTGTTCCTACATCAGCACCGGAAACTTTAAGATTTGTGGTACCAAAAGGAGTTCCAAGTGTGGCATCAGCATAAAAATTGGATAAGTCCGTACCACTAATTTTAAAATTAACATCGTCTCTTTTTGTAGTTGCACCTATAGGCTCAAATAAAGCATCAAGGTCAGTAGACGTTACTCTAAAATTAGTGTTTGCCATGTTTTAATAATCGGTGAAGACAGGCCATGTAAGATTATTTAAATCTTCTATTGTAGAAATTGATAAATTAGTAATCGCTGTTTTAAAAGAATTCAACTTATTTATATCTTCATGTTGAGAAATACCTTTTTCAACCAATTTCTCCGCTCTTGTGATTCTTTCACCAACATTTTTTAGCATAAATTCTTTTCGTTGTTGTGCTTGATTAATACGCATTTCGTCTGTCACAACAGGCTTTAATGAAACTTCACGGTGCTCAATAACTTCACCATCAACAACGGTATATGTTGGAAATTCTGAAAGGTTATGTGTTTCACTATTGTACTCTGGATTGTGTCTTACGATTTTAACGAATCCATTTTCTTTCATAGTTTCTTCATTGTTTTTGGCAACAATATCAAAATTATTAATTCCATTCCAAAATTTAGGTATTAAATCATAAACACCCTTAACTTCACCATTAACTAAATTTGCATAAACAGTCATTTGTTTTCTCCCTTAATTTGTTTTTTCAATTCATCAATTTGTTTTTGTTGTTCTTTTATAGCTTCAATCAGTAAACCAACTATGCTGTCATATGAAACAGATTTTATTCCATCTTCATTTGTATTAACAACTTCGGGTACGATTGGTTCAACTTCTTGTGCTATTAGACCAATTGCTTTATTGTTATTGTCTATCCATTCAAAACTTACACCTCTAAGTTGTAAAACTTTTTCTAGTGAATTTTGAATAGTCTCAATATTTTGTTTGCTATTTATATCCGACAACGAATTGAATATGGTTGAATTCAATGTTCCTGTTGAAGGATTAAAATACAATTTGGTACTGCTACCCTTTGCTGTTTGTATACTGCCTACCGCGCCAACAAATACTGGATAGAAAGATGCATTAGATGCTGTATCATCTGTTGCATTAATATTGACAGCACTAGAAATTAATCCTGCACCTACGTTTGCTTGATAGGCTGATGTTACAGATATTAATCCAGCACCAACGTTGGCTGATCTGGCTGCAACTTCAACTCCCACGTTAGCTTGATAGGCTGATGTTAATGATATAACCGCGGCACCTACGTTAGCTGATCTGGCTGCAACTTCAACTCCCACGTTAGCTTGATACGCTGATGTTACAGTAATTAGTCCAGCACCTACGTTGGCTTGATACGCTGATGTTACAGTAATTAGTCCAGCACCTACGTTGGCTTGTCCTGTTGTTACAGCACTGTTGGCTGCATTATAAGCTAAGTTGGCTTGTGCAAATGCATTGTTTGCTTGATTATAAGCTGAGTTGGCTTGATTTCTTACCCAAGCATCTACACCGCCGCTTGCACTATTGGCTGCATTGTAAGCTAAGTTTGCTTGATTAAATACATTTATTATGTTATTGCTTAATGTAATTACACTTGCACCAACGTTAGCTTGTCTAGCCGCAATTTCAGTAATCAAACCTGCGCCAACGTTTGCTTGGTAAGCACTAGTAACTGTAATTATAGTAGCACCAAGATTAGCATTATCAGCTTGTCTTCCTGATACAATACTAGCGGCTAAAGTTGTATTAGCTGTGTTTGCATCAATTCTTGCCGATCCAACGTTAGCTTGATATGCTGATGTTACAGATATTAATCCAGCACCTACGTTTGCTTGACCGGCTAATGCGGCTGCACCAGTATTTGCCTGTGCATTACTATAAATTGTATTTGAGTAATCTAATGGATCAAGACCACGTAATGTAATTACGTTTGTGATTAGATTTGCGCTTAGTGTTGCAACTCTTGTGTTTGCAATATCAATGATATTTGTTGGTTCATTATTTGTTAACAAATTGTCAAACAAGTAATATTTACCATCGGAAAATTTACGAATCAACCCGGTATGATTATTTGGTGTATTAGCGTAGTGACCAATGAAACCAATATCCAACAAATCGCTTTGATTTTGTGTTCCTAATTGTATTAGTGTATCAGTAACACTTAATGACGTTACGTTAAGTGTTGTTGTAGTTCCAGAAATTGTTAAGTTGCCAGAAACAGTTAAGTCGCCAGCAATAGAACCGCCAGTTGTTGGTAAAGCATTGTTAGCTTTATTGAATGCTGAATTGGCATGATTAAAAGCATTACTTGCGCTGGTCGTTAATGTGATTACACTTGCACCAACGTTTGCTTGTCCAAAAGCAACATCTGCAATTCTAGCCGCTCCAACATTTGCTTCATATGCAGATTTGGTACTAATAAGTCCAGCACCAACGTTTGCTTGATACGATGATGTTACTGAAATAACGGCTGCACCAACGTTTGCTTGCCCTGTTGTTACTGCTGAGTTGGCCGCATTATAAGCAAGATTAGCTTGATTAAATACATTGGTTATATTATTGGATACTGTAATAATACTTGCACCAACGTTCGCTTGACTTGTAGTTACCACTGAGTTGGCTGCATTATATGCTAAGTTAGCCTGATTAAATACGTTAGTTATATTGTTGGACAAAGTAATAACGCTTGCACCAACGTTTGCTTGTCCTTGTGCAATTGCAGAACCTACGTTTGCTTGATATGCTAATGTAACAGTATTAGCTGTTGATATTAATCCTGCACCAACGTTAGCTTGTGCGGCGGCTGAATCAGTAATTCTACCAGCACCAATATTAGCGGCTAAAGAAGTGTTGGCATTACCAGTATCTAATCTTAATTGTCCAACGTTTGCTTGGTAATTGTTAGTAACAGTGATTAATCCAGCGCCTACGTTAGCTTGATATGCTAATGTTACAGTATTAGCTGTTGATATTAATCCTGCACCCACGTTTACTTGATATGCACTTGTGACTGTAATTAATCCTGCACCAACGTTTGCTTGATATGCTAATGTAACAGTATTAGCTGTTGATATTAATCCTGCACCAACGTTAGCTTGCCCAGAAGCAACATCAGCAATTCTACCAGCACCAATATTAGCGGCTAAAGAATTATTAGCTGTGTTTACATCAATTCTTAATTGACCAACGTTTGCTTGACCTTGACCAATAGCAGATCCAACGTTTGCTTGATATGCGGATGTTAATGAAATAACTGCGGCACCAACGTTTGCTTGTCCGGTTGTTACTGCTGAGTTGGCGGCTGTATAGGCAAGATTAGCCTGATTGAAAACATTGGTTATATTATTGGATACAGTAATGACACTTGCGCCAACATTTGCTTGACCCTGACCAATAGCAGATCCAACGTTTGCTTGATATGCTGTCGTAATCGTAATTAAACCAGCCCCAACGTTTGCTTGTGCGGCCGCTGAATCAGCAATTCTACCAGCACCAATATTAGCGGCTAAAGAAGTATTAGCGTTGCCTGTGTCTAATCTTAACTGACCAACGTTTGCTTGATAATTATTTGTGACAGTAATTAATCCAGCACCTACGTTTGCTTGATATGCTGATGTTACAGATATTAATCCTGCACCTACGTTTGCTTGACCAGCTAAAGCGGCTGCACCAGTATTTGCTTGATATGCAGAAGTTAATGAAATAACTGCGGCACCAGTA